GGTTGATCGCCGAAGCACCCGTGTTGATGTAGGTGATGTCAGCGGCAGCGTTGGGAGTCACGATCACGTTCTGATACTGCTCTGCGGCATCGCCACCCTGACCAGAGATGATCGGGGGAGAGATAACCATAGTAGTAGCATTCACGACCGAAATCACGCGGAAGGTCTTGGGCTGGCCAGTACCTTGCTTAGTGATGTGATGAACAGCCTCGACACCCTCGATGGTGAAGCAATCGCCAGCAACCACGCCAGTCGTGTCCGTAACGGTCACGGTCTGGAAGCGGTTATCGACGTTGGAGACTTCGCCCGTAGGCGCAGTGTCCGTTGCCTGGGGAACGTACATATTTCCACCAGCCAGAGTCGTGTTGATCTCGTCGTTAGCACCAGCTGCAACGCCGATGCGGTTGGCATAGTCCATCTTGTAGGTCATAAAGTTGGCGATGTTTCCAACGAAGGCCCGCTCGTAAGCGGTGTTGGACTTGTCGCCTTGGAAGGAACGTGCGCCGATGGTCGCAACACCGTTGGCAATGTTGCCTGCCATCTGGTTGTAGTTGCGGCTCGAGAGCGCAGCGTAGCGGTCAAACATCTGAACGCCCTGCTCGTTCATGATTGCATCGCACTCGGCAATGTCATCGAAACCAGTCGCGTCGCCACCACGGGGAACCACAAGGGTGCCTTGGGCCGCGGCCACGTTCATAATCTGGATGTTGATGTCAGAGGCAAGCTTCTGCTTGGCAGACTCACCGAGACGATTCTCTTGGAGGGAGTCACGCAGCTCGACGGCAGACATGATCCAGGGAACCGAACGGTTGAATCCAATGGTTGAGGGGACGGACAACTGGGTATAATCCCTAAAGTTACCAGTCATGTCCAGAACGAATGGACTACCACCAAAAGACTGGGAAATATAGGGTTGGGGACGCCAGATGACGTTGTTGGTGCGCTCCATCATCGTCTGGTCAGTGTTGTAGATCGAGACGTTGCGCGACAGCACTAGAGCGTCGTTAAAGCCTTCGAGGATGTCCTCAAAGGCTACTCGCTCTTCTTTGGAAAAGGCGTTAGCCATTTTGAATTCCTTTCAATCGGGTTGAGAAAATGTTTTTCACTGCTCAAGTTCTCATCCAACTGCGCCCGGATGGAGGGCATCAAAATGTCTGCCGATTTTAGGTTGGCGATACCGTAGTAATTATTCTAAGCCCTTTTTTGCTTTTTGTAAGCATAGACCTTGGAATAATCTCCAGTCCTGGCCGCATCCTCTCGGAGGCGCTCAAGGTTTGAATCGACTGCTCCGCGGATCGGAGCGGTTCCACCACCCACAGTCTTCTCGGGCGGCGGCGGTGTTCTCTTTCCAGTCACTTTCAATTGGGTCTCCAATTTGGCAATGGCGAAGGCGAACTTCACAGGATCGGCAATCGATGCCAGCTCTTTTGCCTTCTTAGGGTTTTTCCCAAGGGCATAGATCACAAGCGCCGGGTTCTCAGCACCTTGGATCACCACGCCCTGCTGGGTGACGTTGAGCATCTCGGCCACGGTGGACTCGGCATCCTCGAAGTCTTTGACCTTCAGCGAGGTGCGAGACTGGGCATAGGACTCAAGCTTGTTCTGCCAGGCTTCTTGGGCTTCCTCTTCCTGGCGCTTGCTCTGGGCCAGCTGGTCGTCGTAGCGGCGCTTCTTGTCAAACCAGTCTGCAAGAGATGCCTCGTACTTGGTCGTGTCGTAATCAAAGTCTTCCAGCTCTGGCTTCTTGCCTGGGGCCGCGCTGGTCTGCGGTGCCTGCTGCTGGGCAAGCCTGGCTTCTAGTTCTCTGATCCGCTTCTGGTCTTCCCGATTCTTCTTGCGAAGGTCGCGCACCCACTCTGGAGCGGGTTGGACTTCCTCTTCCACAGGCTCATCACCGATCATCACGGTGATTTCCTCTGGCTCGGGTTCTGGAGCTGCTTGCTCTTCCTGTTGCTCTGCTTCTATTTCTGGCTGGACTTCTGGTTCTTCGGGTGTCTCTATTTCAGCGACGTTTACTTCTTGGGTTTCAATCTCTACTGGTTGCTCTTGCATTACCACTCTCCTATTGCTCAACCATCTATGGCTGGTTGGTTGCCGATAAATCTATTGCGCTTGATCTGTCCTTGGGTTTTGGCCCAGTAGTTCTTGAATGGCCATCGCTGAGTCAATCGCCAGCTTCTGGTCGTCTTGCTCGACCTTTGCAAGCGTCTCGACGGTCTTAGCGTTGCGCTCTGCCGTGCCAGCCGCCTTGTAGTCCGCGTCGGCAAGGGTATTGACCACATCGGCCCTGGCTCGAGCTGCCTTGGCAATCGCCTCTTCGGCTGCGGCCTGCAAGAAGATCGCGTTGGGATCTGGCTGGGCTTCTCTTGCTGCCATCTCCGCGGCTATTTTCTCGGCCTCTTCCTGTGTTGGTTTTACAACACCCATGCGGATCAGGCGCTGACGGAAGTAGTCTCGAACCTCTGCGATGCCCTCGCCTTCCATGTTCATCATCGCCATCGCGCCCAGGACTTGGAGCGTCTCTGGGTCTTGGGTGATCTGCATCATTCCAAGAATAGATCGCACCACCGCCTGGCGCTTACTCGAGGAAGAAGGCCCAACGTCTACAACGACATCGAGGTCGGCATTCGAGAGGTCGTTCTCCATCTCCATCTCGCCAGCTTCTGAGATCATCGGCTTAAGTAGCTCGATGCTTTCCATCTCGCCAGCCAGGCCGACACCCTTCATGCGACGGCCTTCTTCAACGTAGACATCCTTGGCCATCGAGAGCCATATCTCACCAGAGCGGCGAACGGCCTTTGCCATGTTCGACATATAGATGAACGTCTGCATATCCATGCGCTGCTGGATAAGCTCGACTGCCTTACCAGAGATGTTCGAGACAATCTGATCCTGTTGGCCAGCATTGCCGAGAATGTCTTGAATATCTTGCTCTGTGACTTGTAAAAGACCAGCCAGGGCCGGGGGGATGGCCGCTGACCGGGTATAAGCGACTGGTCCAGAGATTTGCTGAGAACCGTCTGGGCCTGTGACCGGGTTCACCAATAGATAAGGGAAGTTCCGAAGGTTGTCTTCTGACCACATGATCTGGTGGCCAGCGACCTGTTCTGGAGTCAGAATCGGCTTCTCGATGCTCGAGTAGGCGCTGATCTCACCGAGCTTCGAGAGCTGCATATTCTTTAGGCGCTGCGCGTCCTTTGCGAGACGAACGTGGCCCATCATGCGCTCGATGTTGTCAATGAACCATCTCTTACCGTAGACCGGGACGATGGGAATGTCTTTGCCTGCGATGTAGCCCAAGTCATCAAGAATGCGGCCACCAGACATTAGGTATTTGTGGACCCTGCGCTTCTTGACCCGCTTCTGGCGAACCTCGATTGTTCCAATGGCCGCAAACTCTTCGAGCCTCTCATCGTCCAGCTCGTCGCTGGTGTAGCGCTCTTCTTCTCCAGAGATATTCTGGAAGATCCGCACCGTGGTGTTGACATCTTCAACCTTGTAATACTCGGCGATGTAGACAACGTCGGGCGTGGCCCAGTCGAACTCGTATTGATGGATCTCTTTGGGCCAGCTTGCTGGATCGTCGCCCCACTGCTCCATATAAGCTTCGCGGGTCAGAGCTGTCAGCACAAAGCATCGACGGGCATCGGCCTTGTCCTGGCGCTTGGCATTAAGATCAAAGAAGACTGAGCTGTCGGCATCGAAGATTGGCTCGATTATGATGCGCTGCTTCTCGTTCTCGTCATCCTCTTCGTCTTCGTAGACCGTCCGAAGCCGCCAGGCTCCGAAGCCACCACCGACTGCTTCCTCGAATCCATTGTCGTATGCTTCCTCGGCGCTCGAGTCCATCTCGTCTGCGCGGTAAAGCTTGTCGCAAGTGTCAGCGATCTTCGACTCAGGCCGACCGTCGCGGGGAACATAATCGACCGTGATTCTATTGTTGCGGTATTCGTTGATGATTCGAGTCACGGCCAACATGATCTTGTTGACCTCAAACTTCGGTTTGTTTTCGTATTGCTCTCGAAGTGGGCCTTCCCACTGAGCGCCTGCGATGGAATAAAAGCGACGGTCTTGCAGGCATTGAAGGCGTTCGTCTCGAACTGCCTCTTGAATTCTGTCAAACTCGGCCATCGCTTCGGCGTGGATATTCGCCAGGCGCTGGTCGTTGGTTAGTCGGGCCATTTCAGCTCCTTACGTTTTTTGAATTGTCTACCAATTATTCTTGACAGGCAAGGGCGTGACCACGG